TTACAGGGTCAGACTGGTAAATTTTACGATATTGCAAATGATGAAGTAATAGACAATCCTCATAAAAGTGATTGCCAAAAAGATCTTAATTATAAATGATACAAAAAGCTTGACAATTTAAGTTTTTACACGCGTCTACAACTAATTTTTCACTGAATAGTATCTAAAATCCATCTGTGCATTTGAACCACGGTTTACAAACCACATGAGTTCATCGAAGCCACGTGTTTGTTTAAGTTCACGCCAGTAAAGTTTTGAAGCTTCTCGGATTTGTCTGAAAATCCCTAATTTCACTTTGTCATTGGGATCTTTCTCATGTTCAATGAAAGCATCTCGGAGACTATCAGTAGCTGCAATCCATTTATGACACCTGTTGAGAGCATCTGATGTCATGATGAAATCTTCACTCACGACATCAGGTGTTACATGTAATATTTTTTGTTTTTTATTTAATTGCTTCATACACTCACACATTCGGATATAATCCCCCTCAGGCATTCGCTGAGAGTTTTCATCTATGAGACTCATGAGTTCTTCCATATTTACTTGAAATTACAATTACTACCCCATACTTAGGTTCACTGTAGACATAGACCCCTTCTTATAGTACCTCTTTATCTCTTCATATTGAGCAAACAGTGGGGTGATATCATCGTTTCTATACAATGACATACGAACACGTTCAATTAGATTAACAAGTTCATAAGACATATCTTCATCGTCGTCGTCGTCGTCATTTTTTTTAGATTTCAAACAAAAGTTAAATAAACTTTGCGATTTTTTTAGAAGAATTTGTAATTTTTCACGTCGTGAATTATAATTATTTGTAGGAATCTCAATGTACCTCTTCTCCCCAACCTCATTTATTGTTTCAATTAGTTCTGTGTGCATGGTTCTTTCGTAAAGAGTTTTCGAGGTTTGTACAAATCTTTCGGTAAAGAAAGAGTAGAAGCTCTGTAATATAGAGGACATTTTTTTGGAGCTGGTGGTGGTTCAATGGGTACCGTGCAATAAAGTACTTCTTTCCAAATGAGTTCCTGTACGTCTCTACACAAAGGAGATGTAGCCTGTAAGAATGCGATTTTAAGGTTGTCTGAAGCTACACCCGGAATACCGTTAAAAGGTCTCTCTGAATGCACGTGGTAGTCGTGAATAGGGAGGACGTATGTTGTCATTATTCAGAGTTTTCTACATTTTCATTACAATATGCATGACTTAGGTTTCTTTCGAGCCTCATCGCTTCAAGTTCAACATCCAATAGGAATCTATGAGGAGCATCAATTACAGCCATCTTAACCCATTTAAAAATATTTCCAATATAAAATGGTGTCATAGAAACTAATGTGAGATAGATTGCCTTGAGATACATTTATATTATTTAGGTTTCTTCTTTTTATATGAGTTCAACAATTAGCATACTCTAGCAATCGTTTCTCTTTTAAGGCCTACCGAAGGTCGTTTGTCAAATGCCCATTCTTTAGCATAAGGACCATCTGCATCTACATAATGTAAAAACAATTGGACTTGATATGAATACTCCCCAACGTTAAACTTATCTCTTCCATGTTCTAGTTCACACCCCTTATAAATAACGGCACCACTGGTACTGTGTGGAAAATATTTCTTTTCTCCGTTCACATAACCATGTAAGGCCCAATTATACATATCAATACCATCTATCTCTGTTCCATCCTCTGAATTTGGGGCATGTCTATAACCCATCATGATAGTAGCGGAAATTTCACACGCGGGTCTATCTTTGTGATCTTCCAATACATCACCTGCTTTGTATACTCTATAATAGGAATATGTGGGAATAAGTGTTTTACCTGTATGACCTTCAACCTCACCTTTTAGACCAATTAAAAGGGTTTCTGCTAGATTGTTTGCATAATTACTATAAGCCCCTGGAACTTGTTCATCCCTATTAGGTTCTTCGCTATTGACCATTTCAAAAAGAGCATACTGTGTAAACATGTCAGCCATCTCATGTGATACGAAGTCTCGTGCAACAACAACATAACCATTCTCTTCAAACAATGTTTTATTCCTGGTATACTCTTTACTCATCATTTCCTCCTTCTTTTCCATATACTCATCTTCTACCTCCTCAAACGCCTTTTGATTATCAGTCAAATACATTTCACCGAACAACTCTTCTTCTTCCTCATCTACGTTATCAAGGGGCATTTGTATTAATATCAGCTATTTTTTTATATTGGTTTACTTCAGAATGTCTTTAGACGATATACCTAAGAAAAAACAATATGTAATGATTGATTCAAACTTCGTGACTGGTACGAATAATATATTTTCTCTAGATCTTCAACTTGAGTCAAATACACACGTTGAGGATATGAGTCGGGTTCTAGGTGTCAAATTAGTTGATTTCTATATCACACAGATTGGTGAAGCGAGTCCGACCAGTAATCCAAGTAATATAGCAAAATTTGTGGATATTATATGTCCAGATGTACCAAAAGTTGCTCAGATTTTAGATGAACGTCATGGACAAGTTTTAGCACGCATTCCATTGGAAAGGCATTTTGCACACGCGTCACAAACAGTTCTCCGTGATAAACAAGCTAAATTATTTTCGAGACAGGAAAACTATTTCAATCCCATTTCAATTAAGAAGCTCAATTTCAAAATATACGAATATCAAGATGATAATGATTATGTTTTACTTCACCCAGATTCAAAGTGGTATATGATTCTTGAAATTACAACAGTAAATGTTAAGGAAAAGCCTAAAAATCGTGAAGTACAAATATTACAAGCATTGCAACAACTACTGACCAAAATAGATACCCTTAACCAAAATGTACAAAAGTTACCAGATAAACCACCAGAACCACCAAAGGAGAAGTATTCATTTGGCGTTCTTGTAGCGTTTTTAGCAGCTATTTTTGGAGGTTTTATGTGGTGGGTCAATAAGGGATCGTCCTAATTTCATTTATTGATATTAAAAAAAAAGTTCTTATATCAGTAAATGTGTGAAGAGATTCTTAAAAGATTTGAAAATACCAAAGAAGTTCCAACATATCATGAAATATGTGGAGCGTTTGTTGATATTGGTAAAGGATTTAGTGAAAAGATCATAGTTGAGAATGAACTTAAAATCGCTCTACTGTTAGATTCCAAACTATCATGTGGGGACTATCATTGGGATAGTCTTAAATTAAGGTGGAAAGCTCGTTGGTGTTAAGCAGAAACGACAGTCTTCTTCTTGGTAACGACTTTCTTAGCTGAAGGCTTAGCATCCTCTGTGGGGGCATGGGCGACAGCCTTCACGGGCTTAGTATCCTCTTTAGGGGTAGCAGCCTTGCTGCTAGTGCCTTCTGAAGGGGCAGCTGGACCGACTGGACCGACTGGACCAGCTGGACCGACTGGACCGGGGGGTCCAGCTGGACCCGGGGAACCCGCGCCACCACCAACACCCGAGTCAACGATCTTTAAAATAAGATCATAGAGACGACCCTTGTCAAGACGCGCGCGTCTGAGTTCAGCTTCAATTTCTTTTCGAATAGAGTCCATTGTAATATATATAAAAGGAAGATTATCTTTAAACCTATATGATCATAATCGGTCCACATCTCGGTAGTGGCATTGGTCAACATGCGTCAAAATACATTAAAGTATTTGAAGTCTCTGACAATGCCTCATATCACTTGATTGGATCCGAGCTTCCTGAAAGCGAACACGGTTTATTGTTTTTGTTACCCATTAAAAATCAAATTGAGTTTATAAAATATGCAAAAACTCGGGTAAAAAATCTAGCACTCATGACTGTATGTGAAACTGAAACTGTCCATGAAGATTACGGTCTGATCATGGAACAATCTAAAAAGATTATGGTACCGAGTGCGTTTTGTAAACGTGTATTCTCTAGACAATTTCCAAACAATACGTTTCACCTCATTCATGCACACATTCCATCACCCCCTGAGAAATCTTACACATTTTACCATATTGGAAATATCATGGATGATAGAAAGAACTTTAGAGGAATCTTGGAAGCCTTCATGCGTTTGAATAAACCTGATGCAAAGCTCGTTGTTAAGGCTACATGTAACCAAGATGTCCAGATAAATTTACCAAATGTTGAAGTAATAAACGGACTCATCTCAGATGAAGAAATGGATACATTGCACAATCGTTGTGATTGTTACGTGAGTTTTTCAAAATCGGAGGGTGTTGGTATGGGTCCAGTTGAGGCGGCTCTCCGTAACAAACCTGTGATAATAACAGACTTTGGTGGCTCACCTGAGTATGTGAAAACACCATATACGATTAATTGTGAACTTCAGGAGTTGGAAAAGGATGACTTCCTTTTTAAAAAGGGTATGATTTGGGGTAAACCAAATCCCGACCAACTCTTGAAATTCATGGGGGATGCATACGATAAAAAATTACGATACATGAATCATGAGCATACTAAAAAACTTGTGGGAAAAGAAAATATCTTACAAGAGTTCATTTTGAATGTAATTGGTACCTAAGACAATGAGACCAATTAGGATGGTACCACTCATCAGAGAACCTTGTTGGGCCATGATAGTCATCACGAGATCATCCACAATTTGAACTCCAGTGGGCTTCTTCGCAATCTTTGGGACTATAATACTGATTGCGATGTAAAGAGTCATTGCTATTATTACAGGTCTAAGGCTTTCCTGATCTAAGAACATCATGTTTATATTAGCTACTGATTTTAATTCCATCTAACTGACTCAAGAGACTGTTCACATCCACTTTCTTACCCATACCAACCGCCGAGACTTTGTGCTTCCTGCAATAGTTTCCACATACTGCCTTGAATCTACACGGCTTTCCAGCCATCGTCACCGCAGAACAAATTTTATGGTTTGTTCTCTGGTCAGGTGTAACCTCCTTAGGGGGACCGTCAAGTAGAATTAGAGAGTTTTCCCTTTTCCTATCCTCAATAGTCTTGTACCTCATCTTCATCTTCCATGTAGCATCCGCGAGATGATAACATTTGTCATTTGGCTCTCTGAGGCGATTTAATTTCGTCGCATCAGAGAGGCAAACATTCCATAAGGCGTCACGAATAACTTGCATTTTTATAGTTGAATATTTACAACTTTTAGGTTGACTTAGGGGCTCGCTTCACCCCCAATTTGGGCTAAGTAAATGTCAACATCACCGACAAATTCTGGGCACTTCTCAGAGGTCTTTCGGGTTACCATATCCTGGACGTTTGTCACATGTTCCTTGAACTTCTTTACGTCAATACCAGTGGCGTTATGGATTTGAGACTCATTGGCTATATCTTTGAGGGCATATAGATACGCTGCTGCATAATTCGCGTGAAGCACAGCAATCACAGGGGATGAATCTTGTTGCGCAGCTGTAGCGTAGCGAGCTGATTGTCTCACCAACTTTTCTATTGATTTATTCATACCACGAGTTTTGTTCTGCATCATTAAGAATAGCACAAATAGTGCAGCTATCAAATAGAGATACATCTTCTACAAGTAACACTGAAAAAAATTACCTCTTCATTTTGACAACAAGTCTAGGGGGGTACTTCTTGATGTTATTGTACCCGAATGGCTTACGAGTTAGAGGACCTAACCGCTTAGCGTTCGTAGTCGTATTATTAGCACCAGCTAACCAAGTCTTCAAACCATTTCTGTTATATACAGTCACAATCTTACCGTTCTTAACATTACTCTTAATGTAGGCACGCTTTGATGGTTTTATACTCTTCTTGTTGGTGGCCATCATATTAGCATTCATCCATGTCGTAACATTCTTATTTTTGTTAGAGTTATTCTTGATAGTGTTGTTAAGTTGTTGTAAATTATTCTGAACATTGAAAAGTTTCTTCTTCATGGTACGAAGTTCATTTTCCAACTTTTTCATCTTCCCATGAGTGTTGTTTGAAGACATTTAGTATAAACATAGAAAAGTTTTAAGTAAACCTAAGTAAAGAAATGAATCTATAAAAATTAAAGAGAGAATGGGAGAAAGTATTGAAAAACTTACCCATATTGAACATGTCCTCAAGAGACCTGATTCCTATTTAGGTCCCGTGGACACAAGTTCTGAATCGTACTGGCTTTTTAACAAAACAACTGAAAAATTTCAAAAAAAGAATATCTCCTACTCACCCGCCTTACTCAAGATTTTTGATGAGATTTTGGTTAACTCGATTGATCGGAACTCTCTACACCCCAAAAGTGTTACCAATATTTCAGTGTCTGTAGACAAGGGAACTGGTACCGTCACGATTGAAAACAATGGACCTCTGGGTGGCATTGGTGTCAAGATGCATGAAAAGGAGGGTCTGTGGAATCCAGAACTCACATTTGGACACCTTCTCACAAGTACCAATTATGATGATACCCAAAAGCGTATTGTTGGTGGTCGTAACGGGTATGGTGCCAAATTGACTAACATCTATTCCTCTGAATTTTCAATTATCATCAAAGATCACGAAGCAGGAAAAATGTACACTCAGAAGTGGAGTAACAATATGACCACTTGTCACCCACCAAAACTTACAAAACATTCTGGCTCCACTTCTTCAGTCTCTATTACTTTTGTTCCAGATTGGAAACGATTTGGGATGAAACAAATGGATGTCAACATTTATAAGATTTTTGAGAAGCGTGTTTGGGATGCAAACATCTGTACAACCCCCAACTGCAAGGTAAAGTTCCAAGGTGAAGCCCTACCCAAAATACAATTTGAAGCCTATGCCAAGATGCACGAAGGTGTAACTGATCTGTGTTCAGTTACCACCGATCGTTGGTCAGTGTGTGTCGGACCATCCGAGAATGGTCTTGAACAGGTGTCGTTTGTCAATGGTATATGCACAAATAAGGGTGGTACCCATGTGGACCACGTTTCTTCTTATCTGGCCAATGGTATCATCGAGGAGATGGCAAAGAAGATCAAATTGAAGCCTCAACAAGTGAAGAATACCTTCAACATTTTTGTGAAGGCAACCCTCGAGAATCCAACGTTCTCTAGTCAGGTCAAATCTGAGTGTACCTCAAAGGCTCAGGACTTTGGGAGTAAGTTTGAACCTATCAAGAGTTTTGTCAAGAACGCTCTCAAGACTGGTATTCAAGATGAACTATTGGCCCTCTCCAAGTTTAAGGAGATGAAGGAACTCGCGAAAACAGATGGTTCGCGTAAATCTAAAATTGCTGGTATTCCCAAATTGGATGATGCCAACAAAGCTGGTACTGCACTATCTGGAAATTGTACCCTCATTGTGACAGAGGGTGATTCAGCGAAGACTCTCGCAGTTGCGGGTCTCTCTGTGGTTGGTCGTGATCACTACGGTGTGTTCCCACTTCGTGGTAAGTGTAAGAATGTCCGGGATGCATCTGTCTCACAATTGACATCCAATCAAGAGTTCAATGATCTCAAGAAGATTTTGGGACTTCAACAAGGGAAGGTGTATAAGAATGTTTCTGAACTTCGTTACGGTCGGCTCATGATCATGACGGATGCAGATAATGATGGCTCCCATATCAAGGGTCTCATTCTCAACATGATCCACTACTTCTGGCCAAGTCTCCTTGAGTTGGGTTTCATCGTCTCTATGGTGACCCCAATCATTAAGGCCTCCAAGGGTTCCCAATCAAAGTCTTTTTACACAGACTCGGCGTTCCGTACCTGGTATGGAACGGGTCAGACTGGGTGGAAGGTTAAGTACTATAAGGGTCTCGGTACCTCCACTTCTGCGGAGGCTCGAGAGTATTTCAAAAAGATTCAAGATCTCACTGTCAAGTTTGACACAGATATCATGTCCGACAAGTCTATCATTCTCGCCTTTGATAAGAAGAAAGCTGATGACAGAAAGACGTGGCTTTTAGAGAGTACGGCAAAAGAAGCTAGTGAACTTGAAGTGGCATATGGGCGTGTCAAGAACTTGAGCATCACAAACTTTGTACACAAGGATTTGGTCAATTTCAGTCTTGCAGACCTAAAGAGGTCTATCGCACATATGGCTGATGGTCTCAAACCATCTCAACGCAAAGTAATGTATGCCTGTTTTCATAAGAATCTCAAAGATGAAATGAAGGTGGCCCAATTGGCTGCGTATGTTGCCGAAAAGAGTTCTTATCACCACGGTGAAGTTTCTCTCGCAGATACGATCGTGAAATTGGCCAATGATTACATGGGTTCAAACAATATCAATCTCCTCGAACCATGTGGACAGTTTGGTACTCGTCTCATGGGGGGTAAGGATGCATCCCAAACGAGGTATATCTTTACCAAATTGACAAAACAGGCTCGGAAGATCTTTGATCCTCGTGATGATGCTGTTCTTAACTATTTGGATGATGATGGACGGTCAATTGAACCAGACTTTTATATGCCAACGATCCCTATGGTTCTCGTGAATGGTACAGAAGGAATTGGTACAGGTTTCAGTTGCTATGTACCCCCCTTCAACCCCAAAGATATTAAGGATAACATTGAGAGGATCCTAGATAGAAAACAAATAGTACCTATGAGACCGTGGTTCAGGGGCTTCAAGGGGAAAGTACACAAAGAGGATGATACGTGGATGATGGAAGGTGTGTGGAAATGGAAAGGGATGAATATTTTGATCACCGAATTACCCCCAGGTCGTTGGACACAAGATTACAAGGAATACCTTGACATTCTCGTTGAAAAGAAGTTGATTGGTGGATTTACGAATAATTCTACAACAGAAGATGTTCATTTTGAAATTACAGACTACACAGGCAAGGATCTCCTCAAGGATCTCAAATTGAGGAAGACATTCCGTGTTTCAAACATGCATCTTTTCCACCCCACAAAGGGTATTCATAAGTACTCAAGCCCCGAGGAGATTCTCAAAGACTTTGTTGAACTCCGTGAAGATCATTATGTGAAGAGAAAGGCACATCTCATCAAGGTTCTTGAGATGAGGGCTACTATGTGTGGATACAAATCCAAGTTTGTAACCATGGTCATAGAGGGTCACATTGTAGTATTCAAACGCAAGAAGCAGGACCTTGAGGAAGAACTTTCCAAAACGTTCCCAAAGATTGGTGGCACTTACGACTATCTCCTCAATATCAAGACAGTACAATACACAGAAGAATCTGTTAAGGACCTTCTCAAAGAATCCAAACAGGCAAAGGAGGAACTTGAAGTTATGAAAAATACGAATCACATTGATATGTGGAAAACAGATATTAAAAATATGTAAACAATAGATAGGTATGGGTGAAGCTGCGAAAATATCACTCAAAGCTATTGGAAAGCAAGACAGCTACTTGCTTTCTGATAACCCAGACGAATCCTTCTTTAACTATACCACTGATAAAAGACATTCTAATTTTAGAAAGTATCACAGAAATCGCTCTATTATCAAACCAGGTGATGCCACACCAAATTGGCCCTTTAATAAAACTATCAAAGTTGAGTTCAATCCAAGAAACATGGGTGACTTATTAAGTAACATGTATTTGAGTATAACTATACCAGGTATAAGTGATGGTAATTACGCTGACCAACTGGGGAGGCATATCCTAAAAAGTGTCACGATGTTTGTTGATGATATTGAAGTTGAAAAGCTTCACGATGATTGGGGAATCCTCTATGATGAGCTTTATCTAGAAGTTTCTGAAAAGGTAGCGAATAGATTTCTTATAAATAGAAACCTTGGTTTTGATGATGCACCCACAACCCCTAGTGTTGCACAATACGACGCCGACCTTGTCATTCCACTTCACTTCTTCTTTTCTAGGAAGTTTGCAAGTGATGAATATACATCAAATAATCCTAATAGACCTTATTTCCCAGTGTGTTCTATATTACGTCAAAAGATAGAGTTTGAATTTGAGTTTCATGAACAAACATTCTTTACAGATACGACAAACACCGTGACTTTACCCTCATTTAATATTGTTACGGAAGAAATAACTGTGAGTCCCGAAGAGAGGAACTTTTTTACATCTCAGAGACAGACATTGATAACAGATCTTGTGCGTAAACATCCAGTTATTGCGAGTGATCTCAATGATGATATAATAAAGAATAATCTCGTACCTAATATTCCTGTGAAATGTATTCATTGGTTTTTGAGAAACACAAAGTTTGAGGATGAAGGTGATGCGGTTGGGGTTCCTGTACCCTCCACAACTGGTGAGCGTCTCTATCAAAATCGTTTTAATTTTTCTTCGGCATTAGATTTTGCTGGTGAGAATACATTTTTCTTCCCCCTTATGTCTGAAGCGAGTTTTTTCATCAATGGGAATAGACTTCCAAATGTCACTAAAACAGATCACTCGTATTACAAGTACCTGATTCCATATCAAAAGAGGTTGGCGAGACCAATTAGGAATATATACACCTACAGTTTCTCGATGAATCCGGTGAACGTGGAACCATCGGGAAATTTGGATTTTAGCCAGATACAATCTGAAAAGACTAACATAGAAGTTAAATTAGATACATCTATAATTGATATTACAACAGAGACATTCTCGTTACATATGTACTACACTGGATATCAGACATTTGTATTTGAAAATGGTTTCATGTCAGTTGCTTATTAAAAAGCTTCTCCTTATTACTACTGATATATTCAATGATGTTATTCTTGATACACCATTTGATGAAATTCAATTGAGCTAAAGTTGTTTGAATTTCATGAGATGTACCTGGTACTACATATACAAACTTTTGTGACCGACAGAAAGGATCAAAGAGTTGTTTACTGTATCCATTTAGACTAGATTTATACGCACAGTGAACTGTGAATAATTTACCATCCCCTGTTTGGTATGCGGTATGATTCTTCTTCGCATAATTCGTAATAAACCATTCCAAATTGCGGAGAGAAATACCACTTGATTTATCTAAAATATTGACTAGTGTAGTTTTATTCTTATCTTCATTATAAAATTTGTTTATCGATGTTAGTAGAATATCGTTTTTGCTCATTACACTCTTAGACCCCCAAATCTATAAGCCCGTTAGAAGATTCACATCCCAAACACCCCTTAACAAACATTTTCTCTGGTCCATGGTTATGTATACTTGAACTGGAAAATGTTCTTTGGCATATACGCTGACCCTGTAATGCATGATGCCTACAATACCCATGATCAATCGCCTTAAAACTACATCTTTGACCAGTTGTCGTTTTGGTACCCTTACAAATAGTAGTCGCATAACATTCTGGGATATCTTTCAAAAGTAATTCTAATGATATACCATGTTTTTTTGATATTTTTTCGGCATATGTATTCAATACTAAATTTACTCTGTCTTCCATTTCTTCATCAACAAGCTTCGTGATTTTTTCATACAGGCTCATCCTTACTTTGTGTTAGAGCATAATTTTTAAATAGGTCTTCAACGGAATCTTGTTTTTTCATTCTCGCATCTTTAAGACGTGTCCTCAAAATAACAAGTGTACCAGTCTCCTCCAAACCGAGACGTTTACACTCTGAAACGAGATCATCCTTCTTCATAGTACTGAGGGCTGGCTCCCTGATTGGTTTTGGTGGTTTATGTTGATTGATAATTTCCCCAAATATATCCTCTTTCACATTCTCATATAGTGGGTCTAAAAGATCACACACAGGATTTAGGAACTTATTAAGGAAATAATAGTGATAATCCACCGGTATTTTATTATCCTCCACATACTCTGGATCTTCAGCTTTTTCAAATGCTTTAGCCTTGGAATCTCCCGTCTTTGTGAGGATATACGGAACACGGTCACCCGATTGTGGTTCAGAACCAGGTTTCCTACCTCTCATCTTTACGACAACCTGAACATGTGATTGGTTGATATTGACACTCTCTGGACTTGTGATGGATACAGCTTTACCACCAACCTTATATGAATCAGAGAGACCTTGACTCAGAATAAGTTTTTGATTTGATATATCACCTGAGAGAAGCTCAATTGCTCTCTCTTTAGCCAACTCCTTCGGGGGTCCGGGATCACTTGAAGTGAGAATTACATCAAGGAGTTCCTTGCATACCTCTCTCATGTGGGGTGTGTTATCGCGTCTCACGAGCTGGAGACCCTTTACATCAATGTAATCCATATGCATCTTGTCGTCTTTACCCTTTGTCCAAAGTTTCGCAGCATAACGCTTCTTTGAGTAGAGGAAATAGGGCCAATATACCTTCTCAAGTTCCAAGTTATTTGGTTTCTTGAAGAGGGCGCTACACTCTCTAGCAGCTCTCTCACCCACCTCCCAACTATAGGCGACCGCATCCTCACCTTTACGATCCCCAACGTCAAATTCAACCATGACTGAATCTGTATCTCCGTACCTCACTTTGGCACCTGGAAAGTTTGCCTCTACATACGTCTTAGTATCCTCAATCATACTACGACCCTTGGAAGTTGTTGTAGAAGCGATGGGTACACACGGTAAGATACCTTTACCCGCACCCGTGAAACCATACACAGAGTTCATAGAAATTTTATACGCCAGCTGTTTTCCATTATATACTTCCTTCATAAAACCAGTAGCAGATGCCATATCCCTCTTAGCCTGTTTTCGGAATTGTTTCAACTCCATAAGAATACTAGGGAGAAGACTTGGTACGTCTTGTGCAAACTTATATGTCCGATCACCAATATTAAAAGTTTCATATGTAACCCCTGGTACATTTCCATACTTCTTTTCATCCATAACATATGAAGAGTAACACAGGTTGTGGGCCATCATGATAGATGGATACAACGCTTCAAAATCAAGGGCTGTGATTGGTGTATAATAGGCACCCTTTTGGGCGTCCAATACAGTAGCACCCTCATAGGGTTCTTCTGGGAGAGAACCATACCGAATAGTCGGTACCATGAAACCAAGTTCCCTCGCTTTCTTTGTCAATTGAGAAAATACCTTAATTTGTTGACCACGTTCAACGAGGAATGGTACTGGAACCCACGTCGCCTTTGCCATTTCAACTAGGTTAAGGAGAATACAAAGCTTCTTCATGAGTCGGTGTGGGAGGAGTGTATCTTTGATACAATACTCTGCAACTTCCCTCAGTTTTACAGGATCTTCCTCCCTGTACCGCGCAAACATCTCTTTGGGTGTCATGTCAATCTTTTGATCACCGAGGTATAACTTTGAAACATTGTCTAGCTTATATGAATCCAATTTGTACCCCTTCTTGACCTCATGGAATAAATCAAAAATAAACCGACCACTCATAGGAAGAAGTTTAAGTGTGTTATCACCTAGGGCACTAGATGAAAGTTTCTTAATCACCAATTCAGAATCAGTATCTTTGAGTTTACCCAAGTTGTAGAAATCATAATGACACTGGTTGATCTGTGCACGCTTGTAGATATACTCCATATCAAAACCAAAAATGTTCCAACCCGTAATAATGTCCACATCCTTATTGTGAAGATACTTCTGGAACGCCTCGAGCATTTCCCTCTCAGTCGCATAACTGCGAATGTCGCACCCCTCTAGGTTTGAATCCGTTTTCTTGTAACAGAGGCATGTCTTATCATAAGGTACATCAGACCCAAACTTACACAGAGAAATTGCAATTTGAAAGCATGCATCACCAGGAATATTTGCATCGGGGAACTTACCAGTAGAGCTGTTACATTCAATATCTACAGATGCCACAACAAATGGTGCGATGTCATCCCTCACAACTGGTCTCAGTGTAGTCCAATCGTTGCAGAAAAGATCAATATCTACTTGAGCAAGGTGAGAACGAATACATTTATCACCAGTATCCAACCACCCAGTAGATTGAATTCCAGTGCGATGCATTAAGCGAAGAACAGGATCCAAGTTGGACTCATAGACTTTTACATTCCGCACACCAAAAATTTCAAAAAGGTCAGGTGATCTATCTAATGGTCTTCTCAGGAATGAATCTACAAGTCTTCGAGCTTGAAGATTTTTAAAGTTTAATTTCATAAATGTAAACTCTTCATTATTTTGGAACCCCCAAACATCCTTAGACTTCATAACAGAATAGGCAATTAGTGAATCTCTACAACCCTCGTCAAGAATATTGTAAATTCTTTGCATCTTTTGGGTATCAATGTTCCTCGGAAGTTTAATAAAAAAATACGGCGTAAAGGATGTCGTTAGACAGACAGACTTCCCACCCTCCGCCTTACCAAAAATACTGATAAGGTGTTCTTCATCTGTATCCCTCGCCTCCCAAGTCAGTGCTTGAAATAATACCATTGTGTAATTAACGAATGAAAATTTTAATATACTTTATTAGTAAAAATGTCTGCCGCTTTGATTGATCTTGTATCTAAAGGAGCTCAGGATGTGTACATCACTGGTGACCCTCAGGTTAGTTTCTTTCGTCAAAACTATAAGCGTTATACCAACTTTTCTATGAAGCCAGAACGAATGGATTACATTGGTACCTTCGCTGCAAACAATGAAGTTTCTATCCCTATCCGTTCTAAGGGTGATCTCCTCAGCTACATGTGGATTGAAGACACCAACATTTCCAATACTGGCACTAACACAGATGGCCTCTTTTCTGCGGGTGCTTCCAAACCAACCACCTTCGAGTTGTGGATTGGTGGACAAAAGGTGTCTGAGCTTGACTCACTTTTCATCCAGGGTGTTTACAATCCCCTCTTACGGGACAACTCCGCGAAGGCCTCTTGTACTGTGACTACCAACGTTGCCAAGGAAAACCACGGTAAGAATCACTTCATGATTCCTTTCTTTTTCGGTGAGGACTGGACAAAAGTCCTACCAATCGTCGCGCTTCAATACCATGAAGTTGAGATTCGTATCAAGTGCAGAGATGGATACACCCCTCGAGGTACACCCAAGGTCTATGGTAACTACCTTTACTTAGACACAGATGAGCGTACTTTCTTTACTGAGACCGAACATGAACTCCTCATCACACAAACACAGTACCAACCAGCTACCAACACCGATACCGAGTTGGATCTTAGTTATTTCAACCACCCAGTGAAGTCTCTCCACCTGGTTTCTGGTGCTGCCTCTGGTCAGAAGTGGTACGCGGAATACACTTTCAGTACTTCATCTCTGTACATTAACGGAACTCCTCTTTTTGAGAACACTTCTAACGTGTACCACCACAATGTTGTCCCTCAGATGCACTGCACTGATCTACCCGATGATGTCTTAGATGATCTACCAACCTACTCCTGGCCTTTCTGCCTCACTATGAGCAAGTCTCAACCAACTGGCACTCTAAACTTTTCCCGTATTGATAACGCAAAGCTTATGGTCAACAATGTTTCCGGTGGTAACACCCTCCATAGAATTTACGCTGTAAATTACAATATCCTCCGTATTAAAAATGGTATGGCTGGTGTCGCGTTCGGTAACTAATTTTATATTTTTGTACTTTCATAAAAATTACATATGATTGGAGTAATTCCCGATGATATGTAACCTAAGTAGTCTTTTGATAAGTTATTTTCAAGTCAATATGGATCTCTTTCATAAAATAATGGAGCTTGTTGACAAGAACTCGGGGAATATTCCCGAGGGGGACTATTTGGAGTTGTGTGATACTATCCAGAAGTTGCGAGAACAGGTGAAACCACCTTCGTTTCTTGACCAAAGCATCCCTATGTGGAGGTATGATGAAACAAATCAAGAGAACACCCTAGTCTATGAGCCAACACCGCTCACACCTGAGTGGATGGATGATTCTCTACCATCTGACCCAGACACCGCTGCCCAGCGAGATCGAGAACAATTTCATCAACACTGGAGAGAAGTTCATGAAGAGGTTACGTATCCAGGTCTCAACGAGTTTCTACAGGAGTTACATGAAGAGTGGACTGATCAGGTTGAACCGGGTGCATATTACCCTCCACCAAGACAGTCCATGCAAGATGAAACTATTACAGCTGGGGAAGCTCTAGGACATTTGAGAGAGTGTATCTAACGTAAAGGTCTTATACGCACACGACGAAGATCTCGCCATATAAGGGAAGGCGCTGAGGGATCTATTGTAGCTGAAGAGCGAGGGTATACACGCGCTGAAGGATCTATTGTAGCTGGTGAGTAGAGTTCTTTCCTCCTAGATAGTTCTTTTATTTTGAAATGTAATTTCTTGAGTTCATTTGATATCTTTACATACGCCCACTCATTCCTCGTTGGGAACATCTCATCATCATCCATAATTTCCATGATCTTTCGTATATGTTCCATACCTAAGTGGAGCATAGAAATTATATTTTTGAATAAAAAACATTCAACATGGAGGACCTACGTTTGTAACAATATTTATATTATATATAGTAAGAGATGCAATATACCAGAATAATTATCATCAGTGTGTTGTTTTATATAGTGTTACTATCCATTAACACAAATAGTCTAGAAAAGAAGATGTTATATACAGTATTACAAGATCTAGACTGGTGGACTATAACTCATCACTCGGTAAAATATGACCCTGGTATAGTCAATTACCTAAAGGCACCTTTCTACTTTGATAAAAATAGACTCACTAAAGTTTCGAGAGGTCAAATGTACGACGCATATTGTTTCACTAAACCATATGCTAAAGTACAGGAGCAGTTACAAAGTAAAATGTTCTGGAATGAGTATTTACCTAAAAATGGTATCAGCGTCCCCAAATTGAATGCAACTACAAATCCCTATAAAGAATATGATCCTATTGATCCAGATAGAGAATACATTTCAAAACCCGAATTTGGAACAGCTGGGGATGGGATTAAAATAGTAAAAGGTAGAGATGTGAAACCATCAGGAATAAATTGTCTTATTCAAGATAAAATTGGAAGTTGCGGCTACGATGGGGCACGATCATATCGCATTGTAACGACATACGACGGTGATGTTCTCGCCAGGTATGAATTTAAGAATGATGAAACAATTACATCAAATATTAGTTCAAGTAAACGTGCAACTGCAGTGAAACACGATAATGTCCCTGAAATTGAAGACATTATACAGAAACTTTGTAAACTTCATGTCCGTGATTTTAACTTTTGCTTTTCAATTGGTTGGGACTTGATGGTAGAATGTGAAGACAAGGATCCCGCATTTCCTGATGTTTATGTCCTCGAAGGGAATTGGCCATCTGGAATATTCGGGGACACTATAAACAGGAACGACAAATTTATAGAAATGGTAAATAAAAAAGCACGGTCATTTTACAAAATTAAAGATTTATGATACCTAAGTAGAAGCTAAAGTTTGTAATTTTCAAGAAAATAATGGGATCCACCCGAAGCCACCCACTCCCTCCAGGTATTTTTGTCAAGATGCCTTCACCACCCCTCGCCCGAAGCCAACCAATCTCTGCGTGGTATAATGAGGCGGAAACAA